GAAGAAGGAAGGCTACATCGACCGCAAGGGCAACAAGATTGACGGCTTCGACAATTCGGCCTTCCGCTTGTCCAACTACCTGAAGCATTGCACAAAGTGGACTTTGGACGAAATCAAGGAACGCGGTGAAATCCTTTTGCAGAACTTCCTCGATATGTGGCCGATGATATCCACGGAGTATGTGCCGCTCGAAAAGGAGTACGAACTTGTTTCGTTCGATGATGACGAGTATGAACTCACCAACAGGAAGATATTGGGCTTCCGCTACCGCGACGAGCGTCATGCGGTCAACACGTGGAAGGAAATGCTGGTGCTGGTCTGCAAGTTCATGTATAACGAGAATCCTTCCACGATGACCTATGTGGCGACCAAGGATTTCTGGTTGCACGAAGAGGGTAATAGGGACAGGAGCAAGATTGCCGACCGTTGCTATGTGACCTCCTCTTGCAGCACCTATACGAAGCGAAGCATATTGAACTACTTGTTCAAGGAGCTGGGAATATCCCCCGGTGTCCTTGAGCTGGAGATAGCCCCGCTTGTTGATAAAGTAACCGACCTGGAAGATGAATAATACCTTAAGCTATGCCGACAAATGTAAGTGAGAAGCAATTGGAAACCATTCTCGTGGATTACCTGCGAGACGTTCATCACTATGAGCAAGGCGTTTCCGAGGATTACAGCAAGGACTATGCGCTCGATACGGCGCGAGTGAAGCGCTTTTTACTGGCTACCCAAAAGAATAAGGTGGAAAACACCGCCTGCTTCGCCAACGAGATTTCCGAAAGGAAATTCTTCACCGAACTCAATAAGCAGTTGGCTCAACGCGGCATTACCGATGTGCTTCGCAAGGGTTTCCGCTTCATTTCGGAGCTTTTCGACATGTACTATCCGCTGCCGTCCGAGCTGAATCCTACGGCTCAGGAAATGTACGAAAAGAACATCTTCTGTGTCACCCGCCAGTTGTTCTACAGCAAAGAGAACCAAAACAGCATCGACGTGATGGTTTCCTTGAACGGTATGCCGCTGATGACGCTGGAACTGAAGAACCACTACACAGGCCAGACGGTGGAAAACGCCGTGAAGCAGTACCAGACCGACCGCGATCCACGCGACCCGCTATTGGCACCCAAGCGTTGTGCCGTCCACATGGCCGTTGATGACGATGACATCAAGATGTGTACCTGGCTCAGTGGCACAAGCTCGTGGTTCCTGCCTTTCAATAAAGGCGTGAACGGTGGCGCAGGAAATCCCATCAACCCCAATGGTGTGAAAACCGCCTATTTGTGGGAAGAGGTGTTGGAAAAGCACTCGCTTTCCGACATCATCGAGAACTATGCCCAGGTGGTGAAGAAACTCGACCCCAAGACCAACGTTGAGAGACAGAGTGTGGTTTGGCCCCGCTACCATCAGCTCGACTGCGTTCGCAAACTCCTCGCCGAAACAAAGGCTCATGGGGTAGGTCAGCGTTTCCTCATCCAGCATTCGGCTGGTTCAGGCAAATCCAACTCTATTACATGGCTCGCCTATCAGCTAGTCGGCCTGCTTGACGGCACACAAGCATTGCTCGATAGCGTCGTTGTCGTCACCGACCGTGTGAATTTGGACAACCAAATCAGGAACAACATCGTCGCCTTCAAGCGGCTACAGAACTTGGTGGCTTGGGCTGACAGCGCCGAATCGCTCCGCAACCATCTGAGCAGCGGCAAGAAAATCATCATCACCATCGTCCACAAGTTCCCCTTCATTTTGGAGGCCATAGGTGGTGAGATGAAACATAAGCGCTTCGGCATCATCATAGACGAAGCACACAGCAGTCAAAGCGGATCGCTCTCGGCCAAAATGAATATCGCGCTGAGTGGCAACGTCGGTGATGATGATATGGATTTGGAAGACCGCCTTACGGCTATCATCGAAGGACGTAGGATGGTGCCGAATGCCAACTACTACGCCTTCACCGCCACGCCCAAGAACAAGACCCTCGAAATGTTCGGCACGCCGTTCCAGCAGCCCGAGGGAGAGATTGGCCACAAGCCTTTCCACGAGTACACCATGAAACAGGCCATTGAAGAAGGCTTTATCATGGATGTGCTTGAGCACTACACCACATACACCAGCTTTTACAAGATTGTGAAGGCTGTCGAAGACGACCCGTTGTTTGACAAGAAAGAGGCACAGAAAAAACTGCGTGCCTTTGTGGAGAGCCAGCCCGAGACCATACAGCAGAAGGCCAGCATCATCGTTGAGCATTTCCACACGCAGGTCATCGACAAAGGCAAGGTCGGCGGTCAAGCCCGTGCGATGGTCGTGACAAGCAGCATCCTCCGTGCCATTGAGTTCTATTACGAGATTTCCCGTCTGCTCAAAGAGCGCAAAAGCCCATACAAGGCCATCGTCGCCTTCTCAGGTTCAAAGAACTATGGCGGCAAGGAGGTTACCGAAGCGGATGTCAACGGTTTTCCCTCAAAGGACATCGAGGAGAACATGGAGCACGACCCATACCGCATCCTCGTTGTGGCTGACAAGTTCCAAACTGGCTATGACCAGCCTCTTTTGCACACAATGTACGTGGACAAAATATTGACCGACGTAAAGGCTGTGCAGACGCTATCGCGCCTGAACCGCTGCCATCCCAAGAAACGCGACACCTTTGTCCTTGATTTCGCCAACGAAGCCGAGGACATTCAGGCGGCTTTCCAGCGTTTCTATAAAACCACCATACTTTCGCGAGAAACCGACCCCAACAAGCTCAACGAGCTGATATCACATATAGAGGAGACCAATATCTACACCGAGGATGAGGTGCAGCTGCTGAATGAGAAGTATTGGGGTGGCGCACCACGCGAAGAGGTCGACCCAATCATCAATGTGGCCGTCGAACGCTTCAAGCATTTGGAAGAGAATGAAAAGATAATCTGCAAGAGCAGTATGCGTGGCTTTTTGCGCACCTATCCCTTCATTGCGGCGGTCATGCCATACAAGAGCCTCGAATGGGAAAAACTTGAGACCTATTTCTCGTTACTCATCCACAAGCTGCCCGTCCTGAAGGGCGAGGAGTTCACCGATGGTCTAATTGAAGCCATCGACTTCGACAAATACCGTCTTATAAAGAACGAAGAGCAGAAAATCCAGTTGGAGAACCAAGATACCGAAATAGAACCTATTCCCGTGGGCACGGCGGCAGGCATAAAGGAACCAGAATTGGCAAAACTCAGCGACATCCTCAACGAATGGAACAACTTGCATTTCACCAACATGGAAAAAGCGAAGGAGCAGTTGGAAGAGCTGCCACAGCGTTTACAGGCAGATGCAACCTTCATCAATGCTGCCCGCAACAGCAACCGTGAGACCGCCATGCAGCAATGCGCAGCGTCCCTCTTGATGATTGTGGCTGGGATGCTGAACGAAAACACCGAGTTCTGCCGCTACTACCTTGACAACCCCGACTTTATGAATGCCATCAACCTCCGCGTCTTCGATGCCGTTTACGGCAGGTTGGGTGCGACAACCAACAATTAGTAACTGATAGTAACAAATCAATCTGACAACTATGCGCACAGAATCGTTTAAGCAAGACCTAATAAACTTCATCGATGACAAACGAGACATTGTTGAATTCCTTTTGCTTGTGAAAAAAAATCCTGATGCCCGTGATATTCTTTCTCATTATGGTTACAGGTTTGAATACCTTGCCGGTATGACGGATGAGGAAATCAAACGCGAATACAGCCCTTTTAGTCATGGCTGTTTGGCTGAAGACCCCGAAAATGGCATCATGCTTGACATTCTTGTAAAAGCAATAGAAAGTAACAATGACGTTAAGAGCCCATCGGAAACCTTTGTTGATGGTTTAGCCGACGTGTTCTTTTTCAAAGCGGGGGTTCCTGTCGTTTGCGATCTCATGATAGGCAATGAAGATAATTATTACATGTTAGACGCCATTCAAGGAAAAAACACAGGAAATTACACGTATGATTGTGCCTTGAACGACTACGATGCCTTCATTGATTGTGGTTTAGAATCCGATGAAACCATTGGTGAAATTGACATTAAATTACCATTTGATGATTGGAATCATGACAACATAAAGGCTCTGTATGAATACATTTCAAAGCATTTCAATTATGATAACAGAAGCGCAACGTATACTTTTGGTGATGACAACGAATTATCGCATGTTAAAATCAAATTGTCTAATTCGCTCTATGAGATATACATAGAGAATTACATATACGAAGGTCGTGCTTATTTGAAAATCATGATAGTCCGGTTAAGAGAAGACTCCAAAATCTATCAAGCGCTCAATACACTGTTGGCTTCAGAAGAAACAGACGATTTGGTTTGGTCAACGGTGAAAACCATTATTAAACAAGAAAGTATCAAGACATACTTTAAGTACTAGGGCCGTGTACTCTAGTCGTAGTCATTATTTGGGCGCATTCCCCTGCCGTCCATATAGCTCTCCTATTTGGTGTTGTTTTCTTGGTTTCCCATGATTTTTTCGTGTTTTTATAGTCGTTTTGTATAATTATTGTAATTTTGCGGTTGAAAAACCTGGTGCCAAGGCGTTCACCTCTTGCGTTTTTGGGTGTGGCGTGGCTAACAGGGAAGCTGGGCAAGCGGCTTTTGAGGGTATGTTGGCAGCCCTCATTTTTTCTTTTCCCATATCAAATCGTCCTCTTCTAAAAACACCTTCATATCGAAAAAAAAGAAAAACGAACCATTACGGTTCGTTTTCAATGCCTCAATCAGCAACCATTTTCAAGGTTCCGTTTCCTTTCTGTTTAATTGGTAGCGTTTGATTAAGGCGTAGACGGTAGAAGGCCTAAACTTGCAGCCTCTCGACGTGGTGAAGCCCTCGTCGTTTAGCGTGTCGGCCATCTGTTGCAGCGTCAGTCCCTTCTCGACCAATACCCTCAACATGGCCACAGCGCGTTTGTTGTTGGGATTGTTGCTGGCCTTTGCTCGATTTGTCTCGTTGCTGTGGGAGAGTGCTTCGGCGTGCTTGTCCATCAAATGCTCTGGGTTGCCGAGCGTGCATCCCCTGGCTTTCTTCGCCGCCAGAGCCTGTTTCGTGCGTGCAGCCGTGAGCTCCGCTTCGTATTGCGCTATTGCCGACACGATATGGAGCATCATCTTGTTTGCCGATGGGAAGTCGCAGAAGGTAATCTCCACGTCCGATTCGAGCAGCTGTGATAGGAAACATACGTTGCGTGCGAGTCGGTCGAGTTTGGCCACGATAAGCTTCGCATTGGACTTCCGGCATAGTTCGAGCGCCGCAGTCAGTTGGGGACGGTCCTTCTTCCGACCGCTTTCCACTTCAACAAACTCCGCGATTGGTTTCGTGTCGCGCAGGAAGCCGTGGATTATCTCCTGCTGCGCCTCAAGTCCCAATCCCGAGTAGCCTTGCTTTTGTGTGCTTACGCGAAGGTAGGCGACATACTTTTCTTCGTTGTTTTGTTCTGTTTTTGCCATAATGTCAGTGATTTTTCGTTTGTTAGATGTCCGTCTAGTACATGAAAAACGGGCTCCCACACATGCAGGAACCCGTTGTAAGAGTGACATTTTTTCGCTAGAATTGCCCTAATATAGAATTTCTACGTTTTTGGTGAAAAAATGTCACCTTTTTGCCGAGGTCATATCGTTATCAGAAGACTACCCGAAACCTCGCTCTCCTTCATATAAGGAGAATAGTCCAGGTCGGGGTGGTCTTGCTTGAATAACGCCAGGTTGAAGGAAGACCTTACGGACGGCAGTTTCCGTGTGATTTTCATCGTCTCGGTAAACCACTGCCGTATGTCGTTGTCGGTCATCCGCTTCATTATCCCCGACTTGAGCAGGTCGAGCTCGTTCTCGGCCTTTGTCTTCTCGGCGATCAATTCCCTGATGCGCGATTCCAGTTGCCTGACGTCGTCTGGTATCGAGTACGGGTTCTTAAACTGCCCGCCTCTCAAATCGGTTTCAAGCAAATCCTTGCATATCTCGGATGGTATTCTGGCCACGGGAATCAGCTTGGATATCACCGACCGTTCCCCGTTGCTCTTTTCCTTGTTGCGAAGATGGATGACGTAGAGGCTGTCCACCTTCGCCTTCTTGTTCTGAAGCTCGAAGAGGTATGCGTATATGCTTAATTGCCAACGCGCCTTCTCTAGCTTGTCGCCGTTCATAACGGAGTAGGTCTTGATGTCGGCCAATGAAAATGTATTATCACCAGTCCGATAGCACTTGTCTATATTCGATGCGTAGTGCTCACCGTCCGTCACCGTGTATTCCGAAATCTCATGCGTGAGGTCGTTTTCCCTGCACAGGGTTATATAGTCGGTAAGTTCGGGCGTGTTGTCGTTAACCCACTCGTTGTCGAACAACTCGCAGCTTTTATGCACTGCCGTACCATATTCAGCCGCTTTTTTGAGTGTTTCTTCATCAATACCGTCAAATTCGTCTTCGAACAGCATACGGTGTAAGACGCCGGTTATGCCTGACAGGAATTTCCCGTTCAGGTTGTAGGTGTGGTCCTGCTCATTGAAGACCACACCTGATTCCGTTAGTTCGACCCGTTTCATGCCAATCCAAGTTCAGCCTTGCGGCGGTTGAATAGTTCCTTAATCTCTGGGTTGCCCAAAATCTCGGCCTTGTGGTCCCAGTAGATTTTCCAAAACGCTTGTTTGTCCGCTGCGGCGTTCAAAGCGTCCATGACCTTCTTATAGCGGGCTGTGTTGACAGGCTTCCCGGCTGTCTCCAGTCGCCATGAAGACGGCGCTGTCTGCTGTTGCTGTTGTTGTTCAGCCGCCGCGTTGGTCTGCTCTTCGCCTTCCATTGTGATGTTTTGCGGATAGTCCTCGCCTTCGTACAAATAGAGGCCTAATCCAAACATGGCGATATTTTTCACGAGGCAACGTAAAATTGCCTTGTTTATATCGAACATGGTTGCAGCCTGGACGGTCTTCTCGATGAAGGCGCCCGTGGATTTGTCGAGAACCTGATAGGTGTAGGGCTCGAATCGCATGGCCCTGTTCTTGTTGTCCATGACGGGGAGCATCATTTCGTATGTGTGGCTTCCCGCCGTGACTTCCGTGTGAACCATGATGCCCGTCCTAGCATCGGCGTAGTACGGCAGACTGGTCGCTGGGTCTTTCATGATACGATAGCTGGCGTTGGGGTAGAACTGCTTGAACAGCTTCCAAGCCTTGCTCCAAGTCAGGTAGGTGAGGCCGTCCCTGGTCTCGGTGCTACCTTGCAAATTGATTGAATAAAGGGTCGTGAACATCTCTCTGCTGCCCTTTTCCTCTGCATTCATGGTCTGAATGCCTTTGTTTTCCGTGTTTTCTTTCATTGTCTTTAAGATTTAAGTGTTTGTGTGTGTGTTGGTTTGTGTTGTTTTGTGCAAATAACAAGAGGAGGCATCACGTTTGGGTGACACCTCCTCGGTAATCGTTTGACGTTCAGTCTTCGAAATCATTACTGGATGAACCAGCTGTACTTGGGGTCAATCCCCTTGATCGTGTCCGCCAGTCCTATGGCCAGCTCCGTGGCTGACGTCGCTCTCGGAAGGAATGTGTCGATGTAGTTCTTCTTGTTGCTGCCAGTAAGGAGGTTATAGAAATTCCACATCGTGATGCCGCTGGTGCCGCCCTTGAAGTTCACGTCCGACACGAAGCCGGATGCGACGCTGTTGAGTTGGGCGTCGGTGACGTCGATGCTGGGGATTTGCTTTCTCCTTCTCTGGTCAAGATAGTTGTAAAGACGCATTTTACCTAGTATTTCGCAGAACTGGTGTTCGCTGAGGTTGACATTGTTCAATGACTCAAGTTTCCTGAAACTGTCAATTATGTTGAATCTGTCGAGCAAGTCAAGCACCTGTGAGTAAATCGTCCCGGTGTTACTTGCCAGAATCGTGTGCTTCAACCCATCGGTGAAGATGCATTGGTTTTGGCACACCTTATTATTGAAGCCTACCGCCAAAGAGAACTTCTGCTCCGTGAGCCTCCCGCTCAAATTGTCGCGATTGTAGGCCTTGCAGCCCACGATGGACAAGTTCAGTCGGTTGCCGTTGATTTCGTCATAGATTGACGGAATCTGGATGGCAAAGATGCTCCTCTCATAGTATTGGGTGATGTCCGTGGGACGGAGACGGTCGGCGCGCTTTCCTGCCGCGTGTGGTCTGCGCCCCTTTACAATATGAGATGCTCTGATTTGGGGTTCGAGAATAGACTCGTTCCTGTAGTAGTCCATAACAGCCTCGTATACGGTGGATATGAAGGCGTTATGCGAAATGCACTCCTGGTTGTCCTTGGCGAACACAGGAATGTAGTCACGCTTGAGCTGTTCCAAGGTGACGCTTTTTGTGTTGGCCCCGATGAAAATGGGGGCGTTGCTGGTTTCACTGGCCTCATCTTCGACGATGACGGCTTCGGTGAAAATCTCGTTCGGTTCGTGTTGTGTTGTTGGGTTCAGAATGACTGCACTGTTCGTGTTGGCAGGTACCATCGAACCGCTTCTAACTAATGTTTTTTCCATTTTTGTTATGATTTAAAAGGTTAGTAATTCCATTTTGCGTTTCAGGTGCGTTTGCTTTTTCGCTCCCTAAAGAACCTGATTAGTCTTTCGGCGACGTAGAATACGCCGTCGATGATAATGATGACGACATCCCTCTTCATCTCAAAAGGGTTGTCTTCTTGTACTTGAGCCGTTTGTCGGCCCGTTCGGATGCTTCCGCCAGATTGATGTGCGGATTCTCGTTGTGTTGCTTTTCGATTTTCTTGTCATGTTTGTTTGTTTTTGATTTGTGATTTAATTGGTTGATTATCTTATATATAAGGCTTTGAAGGAACTGCGTCTGGAGCAAAAAAAAGGGAAGCGTCACCGCAATTCCTCATTACGGTTCCGCTTCCCGCCGACGCTTGCGGTTTCAGTTTGCCAGACATGAGCTGGCGGTTTACTCCCATAGGCGACGGCTATCCGGTCGGGAGGGCTCTCTTCGAGTTGTCCCCATCCTGCCGGGCATATAATAAAATAAATAATAGTGAATGTTATCTCTTATCGCAGACGGGGCGCCTCGTTCGGCTACCCCGTTTCTTCTACTAATAAGGCTTATAAGGGCTCGGAGAAGAAAGAAAAAAAAAGAAAAGATATCTTACTCTTTTCAAATGGTTTGTGATACTCGCAGTGGCTAAAACCACTTTCTGAAAACGTCCTCTGCAAGCCACCTTACGCTTGTGTACTACGGATGGTGTAGCATTCGACAATTTGGATCCTCCTCGTCTATTAATAAGGCTCTCGGGCTTTCACAGGCGGAGTTTTTTTTCGATGGTTTTCGCGGTCATGATTCCATTCAGTGTCGGAGTTTCGCCGTCCAAGTGGGGAAGGTCGGTCGCGGTGAGCGCATTTCTTATTGGGAGATTGTTCGCCATGCTGTCAAGAAACGTCCAAATGCGCTGTTTTGCGCGCCTAACGCCATAATACTCTTACTATTAGATAAAGAAATAATAATATGTTGATGAAATTTATGGAGGAGCTGTTCGGCTTCGATTGGCGGCAGCCCGAACAAAAGCCCTCTTTAAAAACGGATATGCCGCTGATAATAAAAGAAAAAGCCATTGTTCCTTTACAATTTCGGGATGATGTGGAAAAATTGAAAAACTACGTGGGCAATGAGAACTGGAAGGCAGGTTTGGAAATATCGCTATATCTGTCAGAACTGCTTGCAATTTGCCCGCGCGAGCGTAAGAGATCGGATAGCTTTCGCAAATTGATTGCCTATCTCGATGATGAATTAAACATTAAATTAAACATTAAAAGTAGGAGGAAAGAAGATGAATAGTTCAAAAAATTCTAATCCAAAGGCACCGACAGTCGATGCCAATGGGAACAGACTGTATTATTACCTAGGCATTTATGTGTCGAGCGATGGGAAAACAATATACAAGCTTGACCCCGCAACTGGAGTGAAGAAACAATACACTATTAAGCAAAAGCAAAACGGCAGCCCATACATTGAAGAGAATGGGGACTGTTTCTATGTCAACTACCTCGTTGCCGTATGTTACAAACCAGCTCCGAAAGACGGCAAAAAATATGTGATTGTGCATCTTGACGGTGATTTGGCCAATTGCGACGTGAGCAACCTTGAGTGGAGACTGCCCCAACCTACGCCTATCCCTCAAATACCGCAGAGCAAGCCTTATTCACTTAACACGTATCAGCAATGCAAATTCGGGAATCTGACCATCAACAAGGCAGGTGAAGTGTACGATGGAAACAACCTTCTAAAGCAGCATGACAGCATATATGACAGTGATACCGACCTGTTTGTTTGTATCGGGCCGTTTGTGCATGTCAATGGTAAGAGGTACATGATGGATGACTTGGTGACGAGGGCAAGATTCGTAGGAGGCACCCCTGATGGTAAGAAGAACCCAGTGATATTGCATAAGGACCATGACCGAAATAACTACGCAAGCTCAAACTTGGAATGGGTTGAGGAATCGAGCGCCGAATACCAAAACTACATGACAGATGAAAAACAAGCCAGGAGAGCGCGTAATGTCCAACTCAATCCTGGAGTCAATTTCCCTGATTTCATGCAACCTTGATGAATATGTGAAACAGATGGGACAAACAAAACTCTCATCTGTTTCTATTTGTTCTCGTTGTTGAAATCGAAAAAATGGACACTTTTGCTGTTTGATGCCTTTATTGATGATAGGGACTGTCCATTTTTTTATACAAAAAGTAGTGGGTATTAATGGAATCCACCATTCTCGGTGAAAAAAATGGACACTTATACAACAAAGAGAAACCCCATTGCCGACCCGGCCATTCGTAAAAGTTAGTCTCGCAACAGGCTCGACATACACTTTTACTCATCCCCAATGGGGTTGTACGCGTAGCGTATGGTAATCTGCAAGATAGATGTTGTTCTCTTTCAGTGGGAAAGTGAATTATTTCAATTTCATTGTGCGAAAGCACCCAAGACAACCACGAGGACCTGAAAGGACGAGTGTGTTGTCTTGTAGAACCATCTTGTTATTGTATTGATTATGTGCTTTATGCAATCACACTTTCAATACTTCCAGTCCCTATCATCAGCTTTATTTCAAAACGATTAACAAAATATATTAAAAATGAAAAAAACACAAATTTTTATTCCTGAAGGGATTTATCATTTAAATGATTATCAAGGCCTTCAACCACAGTTTCCATCTGGATGCTTCATATTGGACAAGACCATTCCGGGATGCGGAGCCACGACTATGTTCCTTTCCAACGACATCCCGACCATTCTTTGTAGTCCAAGGTTAGAGTTGATGCACTGTAAGGCAAATGCGCCGGAGTTCATCGGGAAGGTTCATGAGTTTAGGAAGTTTGGCGACAGTTCGTCTCCCGTGATAGACCTGATAAACAGCACAAAGGCTTAT